GAGTTTCCACTGCATAACAGAGGTAACTAAGGGTGTCTCAATGAACCCCCTAACGATTTCACCGCACTTGTTGTTTCGCAAAGAACTGACACTGCGACAGGTCAGGCGAATGTCCGAAAAGGAAGAATGGGATGAACTTACGGACATTGCAGAAATCCTTGTCAATGCCTGGATTCAACAATGCGTTGTCACCGACTGGTTAGCAAGCGAAGCTGGAGAGGTACTTGTATCTGACCCCGATGGATTTTCTATCTGAGCCTTGGTTTTGGATTGCTGTGACTGCCGCTAGCGAAATAATTGGCATGTCAAAATTAAAGGACAACAGTGTTATCCAGCTTGCATTCCATGCACTTGAAAGCCTGAAGCCAAAGAAAAAGGTTTAAGCGTTTTTGGCTGTGCGCTTACTGCGGCGAAATGCAAGTGCAGTAGGCGCATTTTTGCTGCCAGGTTCGCGCATCTTTTCACCGCTGCCTGCAGCAATGCGACGCCTCTTTCGGTGGATGTTCATGTATAAGCCCGGACGTCCAGCCATCAGTAACCCTTCTTTCCACCTGAACCTTTGCTACCTTTGCCGCCTTTTTTCATAAGACCTAAAAAGCTGTAGTCAGCTTACGGCAAATGCGTTGCTCTACAAGAGCGTAGTTGAGGACTTACACGCCAAGGCTCTCTCGGCTCAACGACGCCTCGTCTCTATTCAGGCGGCTCCCACAACAACGGGCGTTCGTTGTCTAGGTCGTATTCGCCTGGCCTTAAGATCCGAGCGCAGCGTGCCATTTGTATTGCGTTACTCCTGCTCAAATGAGCTTTGGTATAAGCGCCTAGTACGACATTCCACATTTCCTGAGGAGTTGCGGCGTCTTTAAGCAAAACTTCTGCGCGTTTTGGGCCGCAACCTGGACAGCCGGGATAATTGTCAGCCGTATCTCCTGTCAATACCTGGGTGTAAAACCTGTAGTTAGCTTCGTACTCACTAATGTCAATTAATCCACCGCGCTCAGTGTGTACGCCGGGAATAGTTTTCAAGTCTTTGTCTAAACTAGAAATTACGTCGCCATTTTGAGGATCAGCATTAATACCAATAACGTCGTCACCTTCAACGCCAGGATAAATTTGACATAACCAATAGTCTCGCATCCAAAGATAAAAGTCACTCAAGCCAGCAGGTTTGCGATGTTTAATTCTGTTGGATTTATATTTGCTGTACACGCTATACCGAAAATTATTGCGAGAGCCAAGCGCTATAACAAGACTGTGGTCTGGCGTAATTTCTGCCAGCTCATTTATTGAGCTAGTAAACGCTTGTTTTGCACGATTGTAATCAACGATGTAAGTCCAGTAATCGTTGCCCCAATCGACCTCATGCTCATTAGCTTTTACAGCGCGTACTCCATAGGTCTCGCCGTCAATGTAGTGAATGCCAGGCATTAATTTAGCTCCTTTGGTAATCCTTCAGGCCAGCGTTGGCGTGCTTTTGCTTTTGCTGCAGTTAAACTGCTTGCTTCTACAGTCCATTTCATTTGGTTGTGCCCACCAGGAAAATCAATTAACAACATAAACTTTTTATCTTTGCGTTTTTTCTTGCTCATCACTCTTCCTCCATCTCAAGAATGTGATAAATGGCGCGTAAATAACCGTCGTACCACATCTGCAACGGCTTATCGTCATTGGCGAAAGCGTTGTTGTAGCGGTGCTCTGCGTCAATGCGCAGTCCTATAACTGCCTCGCGTTCGACGTCTAGTAATCGCTTAGTCATTGCGTTCTTGGATGTTTCTGAGGTCAAAGACACGGGTGGTTTTAGTTTTTGCGCCTTGTTGCCAAATAACTGAACAACTGACATCGCTCGTGTGTGAGACATGACCTTTTTTCCAGCCATCGCCGGAGTAGAAGTGAACTGATTTACCTTTATTTAATTGAGCCCAAGTCAAAACTGGGCGTCCGGGTCTTCCCATTTTTGGTCAAGCGATTGGGTTTCCTCGTCAAACCGAAATGACCCGCTATAACCTTGTCGGCCGAGCATTCGGTTTTTTAGGCAGTAAGAGTGGGTCAGGTCAGTTCCTCGTTTGCGAGACAGGCTCCAAATTGTGTCTGCAAGTTGACAGATACTGTGGCTGCCGCGGATGTCATGAAGTTCAGGAACGCCTCCGTCTTCCATGTTTTTGAACTGGCTGCTGTTGCGGTTCAAATGGCTGATGGCAAACACCGTGCATTTGGTTGCCGCAATAAATGACCTGATCTTTGTGACCAATGCGTCCAGCTGTCGCGTGTCTTGCGCTAAGCCAGAGCCGACAATCGTCAAATGATCGAGGTAAATGTGCTGGCAACCCAACGACCTGACCATGTAGTTCATCCGTTGCAGAATGACCTGTTCATCGAGAGACCCGAAATGATCGAACAGTTCAAGCATTCCTGAGCCGGTAACAAACTTGTCGGCCTGAGCAATCTCCATTAATTGCTCGTCGTTTAATCCTGCGTAGGACTGACGTGCGTGCAATTGAATGCCAGCTTGCGCGCCAACAAATCGAAATACAGCCTCTTCAGCTGTTTCTTCCAAACCAATCCAGCCAACTTTTACCCCTTTAGACATGTCGTGTAGGGCAAGCGATCTTGCAAACGTAGATTTCCCCACGCCTGACCCGGCGATGAGAACTATCAATTGGTTGGCGTAAAAAGGTGTCTTCTGGTTCCAGTAAGAAAACGCGCAATTTGTTGCGACGCACTCGCGTGGTTTGTTGACAATGCCGGCATAAGCCGACGCTGGTTTAATGCCATCAGGCCTGATCTCTTTGGCGGCATACACCGCCTCTTTGACCGCCTGACCGCCCAGCTCTGTCAGTGTTTCGTTGGCATCTTTGCGAGGAAATACCACACGCCGCACCTGGCCTGGCTCAAACAATTCGACTAAAGCTTTAGCCGCTTCTTCGCCTGGCTCATCGTTGTCAGTTGCGATGTAGACAACCTTAAATTGATTGAATTGATCAAGGTGTTTCTTGACCCAGCTGGCAGCAGATTGAGCGCCATTGGGCACTGAGATGCCAACGATTTTGCTGTTTGTTGCCGTGTAAATAGACGGTGCATCAAACTCACCCTCAGTAATTGCAATGGCGTCATGGCGTGCAGGGTTTGCTAGGTGATAGCCAAAGCCAACCACTTGTTTTGCATCGCCCTGCCAGCTGATTCGTTTTTGGTCGTCGCGAAACTTGCGAGCAACAACTTTGCCAGCAGCGTCGCGGTAGTCAAAGGCAACACCAGTCTTTGTACGACCAATGCCGTATTGCTCAAGCACGCGAGGCGTTACACCACGCAAGCCTGTGCTCTCCCATGACGTAAATGCAGTAGGCGTCATTGGCGAAATAGGCGGTGATCTGGGGCTTTCCTTTTTGCAGCCGTCTTCTGGCTGTGTTGTCTTGCCACAGACAAAACAGTGCGTGTGCCCGTCGCTGTAAATCGCCAGGCCATCAGTGCTGTCACAGTCAGAACAGGCGCTGTGACGAAGAAACTTAGATTCACTCACTGACCTCCAACGGCACAATTGGATTGAACGATGCGCGATTAGGCTTGTCGTCAAGAACCCAGCCGCGGTGCCTCCCTGCGTAAACGGCAAGGCTGACCATGCCCGTTGTGACGTTTTGGTGAGTGTGAAATTCGTGGCCACAATTGCGGCATAAATGCTTTCGTGCCCGATAAGAGTCTTTTGGCATTGATGACATGACCCTGAAATCCGTCTCCCCGCATTGCGGGCATCGTGTTTGTTGCGACATGGAAGTGCTCATGGATAAATCAGTTCGATAACAATCAGCGCGTCTTTTGTTGATGCTTTGCTGTGACGTATAGAAACGTTGTCGATGTTCGTGACACGATCGTCGGTCCATACCAATCCATTGCCTGCATCAAAAATGCCGCCTAATAAGTTGTCGATGTCGCCTCGTCGTGGGCCGTAGAACTTGATCCCTATCCACTTGATGTAGTCCAGGGGTTGTTCGACCCATTGCTCTGCTAATTGAGCTCGCGCGTCTTCCATCCAGGCTTTGTATTCCTTTGGCATGTAGGGCCGTTTTTGACCCATAAAGGAACGTGGCCTGGCTTTTGACCGCGGCTCAATCTTGAGCTGTAAGACTCGGCGCCGCATCGAATAAAACCTTGTCATCCACATAACCCCCAGGTACGACATCGAATGCTGGGGTGATCTCATTAGTTCCTGCCACATAAGGCTTGTAATCAACAATTTGGATTTGGCGAGGTTGGAACGTCATGCCTGCGCCCGTGCTGCCGCCCCATGCGTAAATGTCAAAAGCAACGACAATCTTTGACCCGTTGCCTACAAGGTTTTTGTGATCCCACGGACGCAAGGCACTATCAAAAACAACAGGACCAGCGCTTGTAGTTCCGTCCTTGCGTGGAAACTCAGGCAACTTGAATCGCACCACAGTTTTTTTGCGTGGTTCGTCCTTGTGCGGGGCGCAAGGCATCCAATGGTTTGACTTTTTTTTGTCGCCATGAACCTCTGTGTACTTGGCTTCCATCTGTTCAATCCACGCCATGTGGTCGATGTCGGAGTTATCAAGCACTAAATCGAGGCTCCAGCTCGGTGGCTTGCTGGGGTCAAACTTATTTTCGCGTGATTCTCCCAAACATTTAAACCATTCGCATTCAGCAAGTGGTGTCTTCAGCAGCTGTGACATGTGGTCGTGGTCTTGTAAGACCAGCGCACCGTAACGCGTATTGGTCTACATGTCCGTAAATATCTTAAGTCTCATGAGTATAGATACGGATTCGAGCCAACAAGCCCTGTTGGCAGTGTTCCTACAAGCGGTGGTGCGGGCAGCAAAAGCCCAGTGTTGATCTGGAATTCTTCGTGTGCAACTGCCAACCAGTTGACCTTGTTGAACTCTCTAAAGTTGTGAATCAGATTTGTATGCAGAAACGTTGCGTGATCTACGCGTGTTGCAAAACAGTCATGGTTGGCAAGCACAGGTATTCCATGGATTGCACATGTGTAGATGATCTGATGGGCCAGGGCTGCATCAATCGCGTGCGTCCAATCAGCCCCAACGCTTTTGTTGGCTTGCGTTGGTGAATAAGCCGCATCTACAGGCTGGTCTTGCAAGGTCAAATTGAGTTTTTTGCCAAACAACAACGTTTTCACCACGCGTTTTTTTGGCACACGATTGGCTTTGCGCATCGGCCAACTAGATCCTGTCGTCCACTCCAACGGGTAGCCCGCGTTCATGACCCTGCGGCACACAGAACGCAGCCATCCCTTGACCTCAAGGCACGGCCCTGTCGCCTCTTTAAGTTCAGCCCACAGGTGGCTGGCGAGGTATTTGGCTGGAACAGCAACCTGCAATGCGTACTCGTCTAATGGGACGTAGCCGTAGTGCGCATCTAAAGCATCAACAAGCCCATCGCACAGGCTCATGTACGACCCGCCGTAGGGCGCAGCTAGCACCGGCCCTTTGCATAGCTTGCGGTCAATACCAAAACGCAGCCATATACCGGCCAGCGTTTGCGCTCTGTCGTCGCCAGTCTCTAAATCAATTGACAACCGACGTCTAACTTTGTCCGCAATGTGTGAATACAGATCGCGCGGCGTGCTGCCAATGACGTTGCACAACCGTGCAACCTTTGCGTCTCTTACAAGAGTCGACAAAATGCCGCACCCGCTGGTGGTCTGATCAAGCCTGATCGGAACACCTGTCATGCCTGTCTCCAACGCTTGCTTTAACGCACGGCACATCTGCAGGTACTGCCACGGGTCAGACGCATCCCGCCACAACTCAAGGCGACCTAACGGATCTGTTGCTGCTGCCAGCATTCGTTCCTTTTCGTTTTCGCCCCACAGCTGCCTGTGGTGCCAGTGATGCCGCGTCATCCCGTGATGGCCAGCAGCTGCCTTAAAAATCCAAGACATTCCCTCGTCGTTGACGTGGCCTTGCTGCGCAAAACTCAGGATTGCTTTTTCTGTGTCTGGCCCCTGGTGTGTGACGTGCCTGTTGCCGCTGTAAAGCCTGCCTCTGTGGTCTGCGTGATACGGCTGGTAAACAACACGGCCAGCTAATTCTTCTGCGGTTTGTAATGACCGCTCGATGCGCACCCGTCGTGGTCTGTTTTGTTCACGGTCGCGATGCGCCATTGCTGCCATGCGATTGCGTGCGCGCAGTTCTTCAACGCCAGGGTTATCGGCCAACCTTTCGGGCACTTCCATCGGCGCGCGTGCGCAAGGAAATAAACCACTAATTCCGTTTTCCCATGCAATGCGTTGCAAGCCAGGCAGTTCAGCGTCGACCTGCAGCGGCACGTTTTGCATGTGGGTGGCCGCGGCGTACTGAATTGACAAGTCGGCTTTGCGGTAGTGATCAACAGCGCTGCCGTCCTTTTCCTCTATGTCTTGAACAGGAACACGTACAAAGCCTTCTTCGTTGCCAAGAAAACCACCGCCGTACAACTCCTTCCATGGCTCGGGCTGACAAACCATGGCTGTGTGTGCAGCCGTGTAAATGCGTTGCGGACACTGCCTAATAAATTCTTCTGCCTCTGCTGTTGGCAGCACAAAACGTGGCGTAGTCCTGCCGACGCGGTGTTTAACGACACGTACCAACGGCACAGATTTATGCAGGTGGTCAAGTAAAAACTGGCCAACGTGCAATCGCACCATGTCAGTCCATGGCGGAACAGCGCAGCCAAGCTGTCGCATCACCTGATGGCTGGCCAGTTTTTTGCGGCTTGTGCCTTGCCGCATCATCCGCCTCACCTCAAGCGGGCTTTTGCCTTGCAACCGCATCAACCTGCACTCGTCTTCCACTGCTTTGCCGAGGTTCTGGCAAAACGTGGCCAACCTTTGTTTACGACTGAGTTGGTCAAGCGTTGCTGTCAGGGCAACAGCTGCAATGTGATGCACTCCTTTGAACGCATCGAAATAAGGAATTGCGTCACCGTTAGCCCGTGCCTTGTCAGGCGCCAACAAGAAATCTTCGAACGTGCTTTCCAGGGCCGCGGCAAGCGGCTCAAGGCATTGGCTGTAAAGGGCTTGCCCATACGGCAGCGCTGACTCTCGGCCTCGCTCACGAATCCGTCGATGTGCAGCAGCACCGTCACGTTGTGCGCGTTCTTGATACTTGCTTTGTCTTGCGAGCTGCTCTGCGACTTGCTTGCTTTGGGCTTGCATGTCTCTTGCTTCAGGCTTGCACGGTTCTGCGGACTGCTGCATGTGTGGAGATTTGACTTGCAAAGACGCAGAAACCAATCAGTGACTTGCTCTACGGCAAAGCAGAACAAGTGACGACTGTTGTCCTCTGAATCGTGGCCCTGTCATAGCAATGGGTTAGGGGCGCATTTGCTGCAAATTGCCAGCGACTTGCCGCAAGTCAACAGACGGATCTGTAAAGACTGTTGGAAGTGAAGTCGTTTCAGTTAACAGCGTCTTCATTCTGTCAAGACGAGACATATCCATCTGGACGTAAATCGCCACGCTTTTCAAATCTTTGTGGCCAGACCACTGCATGATTTCAAAACCAGTGCATCGAGCTTGGCCGAGTCTTGACAGGCAAGTGTCACGCAATGTGTGAATAGGCCTTGTTTTGTGAATACCAACGCGACCAAGCGTTCGCCGTACTTGCTGCTCAAATATGTTCAAGCTGCGTCTGCGCTCGTTTGCGAACTGCCAGACAGGCGCGTCCTTGTAAGTGCTGACGTAATCACTGATCACAGTCAAGGCTTGCGGTGTAAGAGGCAGCCTGCGGTTCTGGTTTTTGTGATCTGGTTTTGCCTTAAAAAAATGAACTGTGCCTTGACGCATGTCGACGTCTTTAGCTGTGAGCCTGAAAGCCTCGCTGTGCCTGCAGCCCATTTCATACAAGAACAACAACAAGTGGGCGTGCTTCACAAGCCCGCGCAGTGAGAGGTCGCCAACTACAGCTTGCAGTTCATCCGCCGTCCACAACGCCTTGTTTGTGTGATTCATACGAACGTTGCGCGGAATTGGCGGCAACGAATTGACGCCAGCACGCACGGCCAACTCACGCATTTTCCGAATCTTGGCCACTTTTGCGTTGACGGTGCTTGGCAAGTTGCCAACATTTTCCATTAAGTGGCGTTGATACTCCTCAACGTCGGTGTACTGGATTTCATCAATCGGTTTTGTCTTGCCGAAATACGTCATGACGTCACGGCAATGCGATAACGGCGAGACAGGGTCGTCAAATTGCTCGAAATAAGTAACCAGTTGCGGCATTGCGTCGCCAATTGTGAAGACGTTCCGCCGTCCTGGTTTAGCTGCAGCCGAATCCTCCAGCAGTTCATTCAGGCGTTGGCGTGCGTGGCCTTGTGATTTGCAGGACAGCTGCCGACGTGTGCCGTCGTCGTAAACGACGTTTACTACCCAGCCGGATTTGCGCCTACTGATGCTGTTTTTAGAGACTTTGGCCATTGCTCAAAAGGTTTAGAAGTTGTCGTTTAATGCCTTGCCCTTTTTTTGTAAGGCGCACGCGGTAGCGCCGGCCTTCAGCTGGGTCAATAAAAACCTCAACTAACCCCAACGCTTTCTTCTTGTGTCTGGCGTAATCGCTTAACGCGTTAACGCACCGGCTTGCGGACGCATTGGTTATGGCGAATCGCTGTTCGATCTCTCGGTAGGTGCAGGAGTCCTGCTGTGCGATGAAGAGGAATACTTGAGCGTGATGGAACGGAAGAGTGCCTGGATCCATCGACCCAAAAACATCAAAAGTCCGTTCCAATTGAGCCAAATCCATGGAATGCGACCCCTTTTTGCGTGGCGACTTAATTGCCAGTGCATATGGGGCTGCGTAGCGCAGAGCACGGCGTGAGCGGTTAAATGATAGTCCTGCATTGCGAGTCTTATGTACATGGAGATACAAAGGAATACATCAGTTTTGCTATTCAATTATTCAAAGCCCGGCGATGGGTTACACTACACCGTAACCCTGCAGCAGTGCAGAGTTCCTCGCCACTGCGGGTGACGTAATACACGAACCCTCTGCCTTCTGGCCTTGTCTGCTTGTTAAGCAGGTGCAAAGCAGGCAGCCGAACTTGGTCCGCCGTCGAGTCATAACGTGCGGCCATCTGATTAATCGCACGATTAATCGACCCGTTGTTAGCGCCTGTCAGGTGTTCGAGTTCGCTAATCGTCCGCGGCGCTTGCGCGCAATGCAGCAGCACCTCGACACCCAGCAAGCCCATTCCATTGGTCCGCCGTCTTAAAGCCTGCAACAACGCTGGAAAATTGGTTTCGTTGATCATTAGTCGGTCTCCTTTGTTGTCCGCCGTCGAGGCTTGGCGGCCAGCCTTTCGGTGGCCTCAAGCTGTGCTTCTGCTGTTTTCAGCAGCTGTTCAGTCAGCTGCACCAGCCGCGCCAGATCGCGCTCAAAATTGGTTGCGTAGGGCATCAATCTTCCGGCATTGGTTGGTCGTGTTTCGCGTAGCCCAAGGCCTGGTTGTCAAGCGCTTCCGCCGCTTTGTCGGCATTAAATGGCGGACCCCAACAGGTCTCTTTGCTTTGCCAGTAGAAACGCAAACCTTCCGCCAGCAGGAAGCCCAGCATTTGGGCTTCGCTGCGGCCGTCAGCTGTCGCTGACTGCCTGAGAATCGATTGTTGTAGCTGCGTGAGTTTCATTAAATTTCCGTGTCTGCTGGTGAAAAAGGCGCCACCCGTAGGTGGCCAAACATCTCCTCGAACAAGTCGAAGTCCATTTCGGGATGGTTCTCAAGCACGATCTGAGCTCGGCTGAGCCTGTCTTGTGCTTGCCAGAACGCACCCATCAGTTCGTTGAACCGATCAGGGTCCAGCAGGCCGCCGTCCCTGCCGCGGTAGCCGTAGTAATTCGACTCAGCCCGCTTGTAGTCCTTCCGGGCAACCTCAACGGCTGCCCGTGCTTCCTGCAGTGTCATCAGAAATAACAGGCGCAAGCTTGAAGCGGGTAGACCTGCCGAATGTCCTCATCCCTGCCGATGCGATACGGTCCCGGCTCGCCGTTCTTGCCATACCGGAAGAAGTAGACGGCACAACCACGAGGATCGGTCTGGAAATAGATCCAGCCGCCCAACCTGTTGGCGATGGCTTTCGCTTGCTTCCTGCCTGCTGTCTCCGTGTCGTTAATTCGATACCGCTGGCTGCGGTCCTGTGAATACCCGTAGACCTTGCCGGTTTCGTCATCCCGCGCAATGTCGCCGTCGCATTCTCGACCGAACCACCGGACAAGCCGGTGATTAATGCTGGCCAGCACGCGATAACTGGCCTCATCCATGCCGTAATTCCTGGCGGCGCCGGCTACGCGTTCCGCGTACCTTGCGCGGTCTCTAATTGTCATCTGGCTGAAAGTCGTCATCGGTTGCTCTCCAGTCGGTGTTCTGCTCCTTGGGCTCTGATCAGGGCTGCTTCTGCGTGCCATGGCAATTCGGGCCGTGGATTGTTCAAAACGACAGCCGTCAACCACTTCCAAGCCGTGTAGTACGCGCCGCTATACGGCGTGCCCCACTTCATTTCGGCGTCGCGTGATCGCATGTCGAGCCAGGCCAGCAGGTCCAGCAGGTCGACATTTCTCATCGGTCCTTGCAGCTTCACTTGCGCACCTCCGCCCAGTAGGCGTTCCGATCGGCTAGGCGCTGCGCATCCGCTGACAGCTGACCTTCTGCCCAATGCACGCAGCCGAGCATGCACAGGGCAAGAGCCCCGAAATACGCGACCATCGCCGCTAGTCCGTGCTGATGAGGTGTCATCACGCCACCTCCTGTGCGGCGTAGTAAGCCACCGCCAGCTGACGACGCAATTCTGTGTGCGAGTCCCAGCCGTTGAACGGTTGGTGGATGGCGTCCAGTGCGTCAAGTAAGGCGTCGAGCTGGTCGCATGACAGGCGGACGTCGACAGGACGTGAGCCAATTGGTGAACGTTGAGCCATGAGGCATAAGGCAGGGCCGTGGTCGTGGTGTGAGCCGTCAAGCTCTCGCCCCTGCTTGTCCTCCCTTATAGCCGGAGTCCTGCACATCCGCAGACATTAACGAGGACGGTTTGCAGATCGTCATGCATTGAACCTCGGGCGGGCCTCTCGCTTTCTGGCTGGCTGCCCGCTGGCTTCACCTCTCCTGCTCTGGCTTCACCACCTCAGCCCCTGTCTCTGGTTCGTCACGTCTTGCCACGACGGTTGCGCCAACAGTCTCCAGCCCTGTCGTGGCCTGGCTTGGCTTGCCTGGCTTGCGGCATAGCTTGCCCGGTTGCATTTTTTTCTGCCAGGGCTCGCCTTATTCCTGGAGATTTCGAAGGGGGCGCAAGGGGGAAAGCCCAACGCGCGTGCCATATGTTGACCATCTCATTGCGCGACCCATTTTGGGAAAGTGAGGGCGTAATTTATCGAGGTAAGGTTTTGCGGAGTTCTGCGGTGACGTAGGAAAATTCGGCCATAAGATATATGTCTTTCCCAGGAAAGACTGATGTCAGTAAAACTGGCTGGATCTTGTCCGTTAATGCAGGAAGCATTTGGGTTAGGTCGTGAGTGTGGTGCGGTGTATGGGGTGATGTGGGAAGCGGCTTGGCAGGACGACCGTGGTGAATTTGGTGGGACGACGCAAATGAGTCATAAAACGATTGCGGACATATGCGGGATGTCGAGCAAGACGGTGATCAAGGCAGTGGATTTATTGATGGATGACGGATTGATCAGTTGTGAGGGGATGACGCATAGCTGGCGGGGTGGAAGTCAGAAGAGGATTTATCGGGTGACGCATCCAGATCAAGTGGAAGCGGTGCGTTATGCGATTGGGGTGATGGGGGAGGGATTGCTACCTAGTGACAGGGCAAGGGCAAAGCGTGGAGAGAAAAGGGAAGTTGAGTACGATTTAGCGTGCGAGGACTTGTAGTTGGTCGCTTGGTCGTGGTCGACTAAGTCTTTGCAGGAGGGGTCTTTTGACCTCTCTGAAATTGCGTCAGACTGACGGCATGTTGTGATTACTGACATGCCTTATTTGACGAACAATCAACGGATGGACCTGGGGCTTGAGGGTGCCTGTTGCGTGAAGGAAGAGACGTTGGAGGAGAAGAAGCCTGCGGGTTATTACGTCGAAGGTGCTGTAGAGAAAACGAAGCCTGCTGCTAAAAAGGCGAAGAAGGCAAAGGCTGAATAGTGAAAGAACTGTGGGAGCCGTTACCGCCAGCATTGCGGGATAGCTTTCCCAATTTCAGTTGTTATTTACTGAGAGAGCTGGGGTTGGCTGATACACCAACCCGTCAGCAGATAGCTGTCTGTGACTGGATGCAAAACGGTCCAGATAAGTCATTGACTGTGGCGTTTCGTGGATTGGGCAAGTCAATCCTTGCGTCGTTCTATGCGTTGTGGCGATTGCGGGTTGACCCGTCAGAAAAAATCTTGGTGGTGTCGGCTACGGCAGTGAAGAGCACTGACTTTTCGTCGTTCATGCTGCGCTGTATTGGCGAGGTTGACATCTTGCAGTGCTTGATGCCAGGACCAAGTAATCGCTTTAGCAACGTTGCCTTTGATGTTGGGCCAACAACTGTTGAACAAAGTCCTTCAGTTCGTTCAATGGGAGTAATGGGTCAGACGACCGGTCAGCGTTGTACTTGCGCCATCCTTGACGATGTCGAGACACTTGCGAACGTCATCACCCAGCTGAAGCAAGAGCGGGTGGCGCACGCTGTCGAAGAAATTCAATCGATCATCAAACCTGACGAAGGCCAGTTGCTGCCGCGCAAGATCTTGTATTTAGGTACGCCTCACGTTGAGACGTCGATTTATCTGCGTCTAGTTAGAGAAAGGAATTACGCCGCACGGTATTGGCCAGCGTTGTATCCCAAAGAATTCGATAGCTATGAAGGCAACCTTGATCCGGTCATTCAACAAGAGGTTTTAGAGGATTCAGCTCTTATTGGTGAACCAACCGATCCAGAACGCTTTGCACATGAGGACTTGCTGCAACGCAAGGCGTCAATGACTAAGGCGTCGTTTGAGCTGCAGTTCATGCTCAACACTCGCCTAGCAACCCTTGATCGTTTTCCGATCAGGCTTGGCGACCTGATGGTGATGGACATCGATGGCACTGCGTTGCCAGAAACAGTCGTCTGGTCGAATCAACCTGATGTGCGGTTGCAAGACTTGGTTTGTGTCGGCATGGGTGCTGATCGTCACTACCACCGGCCAATTTTTTACAGCGGGTGGATTGCAAACGACGAACATTGGCGTTGCTGTTTGGCAATTGATCCTGCAGGCCGCGGCCGCGATGAATTGGCCTGGGCCGTCATGGCAGAACTCAATGGCAATCTTTTTTTATTGGAATCAGGCGGCAGCACTCTTGGTTATGCCGATGAGGTATTGCAGCATTTAGCTCGCGTTGCCAAGAAATGGAACGTCAACCAAGTTGTCGCTGAAAGCAATATGGGCGACGGAATGTTTTCTGCATTGCTCAAGCCTCATTTGATACGGGAACATCCCGTCGCGATAGAAGAAATCCGGCACTCGATGAGGAAAGAGGAACGGCTCTGCGACACACTCGGGCCATTGATCCAACAACACCGGGTAGTGGTGACAAATCGGGTCATTAAACAGGACTATCGACTCTTGGAGGAAGATCCCGAGCGCGGGCACACTCGCTCTTTGTTGTTCCAGCTCAGCCGCTTGCAAGCAATGAAAGGGTGCCTTGATTTTGATGACCGGATTGACGCTATGAGTATTGCCGCTGGGTTCTTTGTTGACTCGGCTGCTCAAGATCAAGATCGTGCCCGTAGACACCGCCAAGATCAACTGCAGCAAGAGAGTTATGACGCTTGGATAGATGAAACTGGAGCTGCCATCGACGCGTTGGCGCTGGGATGGCGGCCTAAGAGAGGAGCGAAATCCCATGGTGGTATCAGCCAGCTGCGCGTTTGATGGATACGACCTTGTCTTCCATTTGAGAAAAGTCGAGTTTTCCAGCCAATTTGCGCAACGTGCTGCCCTCTTGCGCTACGGCAGTGACGTTGTTCTGCTTTAGCAATTGCATCGCTTCCGCTCTTGCTTTGCGGTCGCCATTACGCAGGTCTTCCAATACTTGCAAAACAACTTCTTCATGGATCTCAGCAAGTTGTTCTTGCAGGTCAGCCATAACTACAAATCCGTAGATCTTTTACTCACTATGCCGCGCATACTATGCCTATGCCCGCTCTATAGGTACGCTTACAACGTCTACGGTGCCTAAGAGTGGGTTTGATCCCTCCCATTGATCATCGACTTGTCGCTTTATTGGCTGACCAGTTTCCTGACCAGGCGCCGTCACTGGAGCTTTCAGATCGTGAGGTCTGGTTTCGTTCCGGCCAAGTCTCTGTCGTGCGTTGGCTTTCGTCAAAGCTTGAAGAGCAACAGCAAAACCCTTATGCCGAGGAGGTGGCCTGATGTGCGGGGGAAGCCGGGCAACTATTACGCAGCCTGATTACAACGCATTCAACCAAGAGTTTGAGTTGCAGAAGTCAGCTATCGAGCGGTCGATGGATTCTGGCTTGGATATGAAACAGCAAGAATTGACTGCGTCGTTGCGAAGCAAAAACGCAACGCTTGATCGTTTGAATGAACAGATCAAGTTGCAGGCTGATAACACCAATGCGCAAGCAATGCGGCTTAGCCAAATGATTGGCGCACCACCACCTGAAAAGTCAGCTCAACCACCAAAGGTTGGGTCAGATGCACGCAATCTCGGCACCAAACGTGGCAAAGCTGCGTTGCGTATTGCACGGGCTAAAAACCCAACCAAATCAGCCAGGGGGTCTGGCTTAAACATCACCACTACTGCTGGTTAGGCATTTAATCATGTGCATAGGACCCAAAGCCCCAAACATTGTTTATCA